ATTAAGCGCAATTCCATTGGGTTCTGATGTTAAAATTGAAGCCGTGCATCAAGCAACGACTAATTTAGACCAAAAAGACTTATGGGGTTGGATAGCTTTAAGACCAAAAGAAAGCGACCCAAGAAGTTTGATATCTACGGTTTGGGATTGGTCAAGTAATAATTTACCTTTAAAGCCGTTGATCGGAGAAACTAAAGTTAAAGTAACTTACCCAACTGCAACGTCTGTAAAATTTGAAGCATTAATAGATACGAGTAATTTATCTGATGATGTTACTATTGTTTCTCGTGTGGAAGATGGGGGAATAAGAAATGTATACCAAAAAGATTTTAAAACGGTATCTATTCCAAGTTTTAGAGAAGATGAAGAGGTTTTTGATGATAAAACTTGTAAAGAGCCGTTTGTTGTTTTAGCTGATTTAACTAACGCTAATTATGAACGTAACGATAGAACTGGAATAGCTTTAAAATGTGATAGTTTAACTGTTGAATTAGAAAAAGACGGCGTTTTGATTAATGCACCAGGTATTGCTGTTAATTTTCCTTGTCAAGATGATGCAAAAGGCTTTGTTATTGATTGGCGACAAGTTACAAGTAATGGTGATTTAGCTGTTGGATGCTACAAAGTAAAAGTAAGTTACGATATAGCTGGAATTACTGGCAGTTATTATTATGGCAGTTATGAGTTGAAAAAATATAATCGTGTTAACTATTTGAATACAGTTCAAATGTTTGTTGTTTTGAACGATTATGTCCGCAAAGATGGTATCAACTATCGTGATAGTGGCTTTGCTACAACTATACGATTTTATGGTAAGTTTGGGTATATGCAACCGAATTATAGTAGTGAAAATATCATCTACAATGATAGGTTAAGAGAAAAGGTACGAAATGAAGCTGTACGTACTTATGAGTTAAAAACGAATAGACTTTTGAACTGCTATACACAACGATTAGATGCTGAATTTTTATTGTGTGCAAATCAAATATTTATAACAGATAATAACCCAACTAATCACGAGGTTTACAATAAATTTGCAGTAATTGTTGACGAGGAACAAACTCCAACTTTTGAATATACAGATGAGGGCGTTTATGCTAAAATGACTGCCTTTTTTAAAGAGAAATTACAAGTATCTGAAAGCAAATATAGTGGAGATATAAAGGGGTCTGAAAATGTGATTTTAGAACTACCAACGGTTATTGGTACTGGGATTACGTGCGATAATGCAGATTTAACTTTAAACGGAGTTGACTTTTTAAGTGTAGCTAGTGGAAGTGATACAAATATTGAATTGATAGACCAAGATGATAATCCAGTCAATCCGTTATCTGTCGTTGGTAGTACTATACAAATAGACTTTCCTACATTGCCAGTAGCAACAGTTATTGCTGATATGTTTGAGGGAAGAGCTTTAGAAGATGGTGGAACGTTTGAAGCTAAACAATGTTTGATAGATAATTTACAAGACTTATTATGAGTGATTTTGAAGATGCAAAATTAATATTGATGCCTAACGCTGGAAAAGCTGGTAAGGCTTATTGTGTTAAGCCTTTTGATGGTAGCGGTGATTTAACAGTTGTACGTAACACGACAGCGACCACAAGAAATTCAAGTGGAAATTTAGAATCTGTTGCTGTAAACGTACCTAGACTTAATCACCCAGTTGGCGGAGGTTGTCCTAGTTGGTTAATTGAGCCGCAGGCGACTAATATAGTTATTTATAGTGAGGATTTTAGCCAGCATAATATTTCTGGTGGCTCAATAATTTCTAATAATATTTTATCACCAAACGGTTCTGTAAATGGCGATACATTTGTAGAAAATACAGATGATTCTCAACACCGAATAAGAGAAGATATAAGTGTAAGTGCTGGTACATATACTTTTTCTGTATTTGTAAAAGGTACTGATAGATTTATTAGTTTGTATCCACAAGATGCTGGAGATGCTTATGCTCTTTTTGATGTTTCAAATGAAACTATAACTAAAACAGGTGGAGCTGATTATGTAAATAGTAGTATTGAAAATTATGGGAATGGTTGGTATAGATGTATATTAAATTATAACGTTAATGCAGGCACAAGTAAACTACATATTTATCTAAGCAATACAAGTACAAATCCAGCTCCAACATACATAGGTAATAGCTCTGAAATGAGTTTTTATGGCGCACAACTAGAACAAGGCGGTTTAACAAGCTATATACCTACAAATGGCACGGCGGTTACAAGAAATGCTGATGTGTTTCAACCTTTAAATGTTCAAAGTCTTTTTAATAGTAATGAGGGTTCTATTTATTTTGAATTAAAAAATTGTATATCTGTCGACAGTACAAATAAAATCTTAGGATTAGACGATGGAAGTGGAGGCGTTAGCAACTTCTTTGGGTTGTATGTGTGGAGTGCTACTGCTGGGACTGTAGCGATAAGAAATAGACAAGGAAATATAGATTTAACAATCACAATAATCCCTAACCCAGAAAATGCAAAAATCGCTATAAAATTTGGGAGTTTTGGCTTAAAAACTTTTTTAAATGGTGTAGAATTTCAATCTAGCGCAGTGGCTTACTCTGGATTTGTTAAAGATTTAGTCTTTAATCCATTTAACGGATTAATTGAATTAAAATCTTTGGTCTTATTCCCAACAGCTAAGTCAGACGCAGAACTTATAAATCTAACTACAATATGATATACCAATTAAAATACACAGACAAAGCCGAAGCTATAAACCATTTACAAGAACTCGGTTTAATAGATGAAGATGAGCAATATACAGCCATTACAGAAGCTGTTGTTTATATTGGTTTAATTGTAGACCAACAAGGCGAATATAACGACGAGGGTGAAGAAATAAACCCTCCAACATTTTTAAGTGGCTATCACGTTGATGTTATGACAAATAAAATCGTTAATTTTGGCAGTAAAGAAATATTTCCAAAAAATGGAAAGCATAAATTTAGCACATGAAAAATCTATTATTAGTAATCGCATTAATTAGTTTTAACGTTTACAGCCAAGACAGTTGGCAGTTTAGCGCAGACAAACAGAAGCATTTTATCGCAGGCGCAGTTCCTAGCCTAGTTGCAAGCTCTGTAATTAGCAACATCAACCAAGACGAGCCTAAATACTTAAAAGGGTTTATTATCGGAGCTTCCGTTGGTTCAGGCTTAAATCTAGCTAAAGAGGGTTTTGATTTGTTAGGCTTTGGAACTCCAAGTTATCAAGATTTAGCCTATGGTGTTTTAGGAAGTTTAGTAGGTAGTGCAGTAGGTGTTGGATTAGCTAGTTTGGTTAATGTAGGTTATAAAAGAAAGAATAGATTGAAATTATGAAAGAAAGCTTTATCACACTGTGGACGAGTTTAATTGTGTTCTTTTTGCCAATACAACCGTTACTGCTTATTATAGGTGGATTTATAATGCTAGACACTATTTTAGGAGTTACTAAAGCTTTTGTAACTAAGCAAAAGATTAACAGCCATAAATTAAGCAGGGTGATTTTTAAAATGCTAGTTTATCAGTTTGTGATTGTACTACTATACCCGATTGACGTTTATATAATTGGTGAAAGTTTATTTGGTTATGAGAACTTTGCGACTAAATTAGGTGTTTTTGTTCTTCTTTTTATTGAATCGCTAAGCATTGAAGAAAACGTAAAAGCGTTAAATAAAGATAGAGGGTTTAAGTACTACTTTGAAAAGATGTTATCAACGCTAAAATCTGCCAAAAAACAAATAACTGACGTAAAAAAAGAACTATGAGAACTGTCAAAGAGCATAGTGAAGTTAAAGAAAAATAGAACTATGCTAGTGATTCTTTAATTTGTATAACATTGTACATAAAAAATAGGGGGTAAGGATGCATTCCTTCGTATTTTATCCTATCCAGAAAATAGGTACTGCACCTGTAATCGGATGCAATTAAACCCCCTACTTTTCATATACAAAACGGTTATGGGCAATTTAAAAACCCGCTAACGAAATTAATCCACCATTTTTCTGCTTCTTTTTTACACTCGTCAATAGTTATGCAATAGTTAGCTATTCCGTAACCACCATTCATTAACCACAATGTAGCAGTAAATCCATACTTGCCTTCATCGCAAATTGCAATATGCGATTTCCAATTGCCTTGTACAGGTAAATTGACATAAGAAGCAGAAACGCATTTGTAAACGTGTTCTATTTTAGTTTCATCATCCCAAATTAAAGGCTTGATAAAACTGCCCATAACACCGTGTATAGGCAATGTGGGATTTTCGTTTAATTCATTCATTTGTTTATATTTATTAAGTTATTACTAATTCGATAGGTAGGTGTTTTTAAATCCCACACTACCCATACACAAACCGTTGTGTTTAATAGCTACTTATCTACTACCTTTTCAACTTTAAGTTCGTATTGCTCACCTTGATAAGTGAATTGCAATTTTTCGCCTGTTTGCAAAAGTTGTTGAGCTACAGCACTTACCGCACTATCTGTTACATCTTTCCTATTTGCACCCCAAGTTCCATCTTTAAGAACTTTACCTGCATAAATTCTGCTCGTTACAGGTGAGCAACCTACTTTAAAATCTGACATATTTCGTTATTTAAACCGCTACTACACACAACAATGTGTATAAGTAATGGCACGTTAAAGTTTGTGGCATAATTCAACGGTTCTGCGTATGTGCCACTACTCATACACTAAACGTTAGCGTTCATTATTTGCTCTTAGTTTTTCCGCCAAAGAAATTACTACACATAGCCAAGTGGTATCAAACATAAAATTACTAACAGTCTTCATTTTCGTAGTAATCCCTTAAAACCTTGTACTTAGGTTCTGTGTAAATATTTGTGTACATTAAATCAATATTGTCAACCACTATTTTTTCTCCTGTCTCAACAACCAATACAAGGCTTTGCCCTTGTTCCATTTGGTTTATTAAGTCATCTGCCATATCTCCCATAATTTATAATTTTTTCGTTTCAGCAAATATAAATAAACTTTTGTAATAAACAATTAAAAAAATTATAATTATCTTTAAATAAAAAAAATGCACATAATATTAGACAACGGACACGGAGGTATAATCAAAGGAGTTTATCAAACTGCTGGCAAACGTTCTCCAAAATGGAAAGATGGCAGACAATTATTTGAGGGTGAATTTAATAGAGTTGTTGTTAATGAATTAGCTTCAATGTGTCAAACTCATAATATACCATTTACTGTTTTAGTTCCTGAATTAAAGGATATAAGTCTTGCAGAACGAGTTTTAAGGGCAAATAACATCTACAAAGAAAAAAGAGATAGTATTTTAATTAGTGTACATGCAAACGCTGGAGGTGGCACTGGATTTGAAGCATTTACAACTAAAGGAGAAACGAAATCGGATGCAATTGCAGAGGTTTTAATTAAGCAATTTGTAGCTACTATTCCCGAATTAAGATTAAGGAAAGATACAACAGATGGAGATCTGGATAAGGAAGCTCAATTTAAAATTATAAGAGAAACGTATTGTCCTGCTGTATTGTTAGAGTGTGCATTTATGGATACTTACGAGCCTGACTGCAGAATGATGCTAGATAATCCAGATTTATTTGTAAGCGCTATATTTAACGGTTTTTTAAACCTAAAGGAAAAACTTTAAGATATGAAATTAATAGAACTATCAAACAACATTCACAAATTAACGGTAAACAAGTCGAAATTTAAAATAGCTTTGCTTTCTGATTTACATTGGGATAACCCAAAAACGGATAGAAAACTATTAAAAAAGCATTTAGATTATTGCTTAGCTAAAAACATACCTGTACACATTAACGGTGATATGTTTTGCTTAATGCAAGGGAGAGGAGATAAGCGAGGGAATAAGTCAGATATAAGACCTGAACATAACAACGCAAGGTATCTTGATAGTGTTATTCAAACAGCCGTTGAATGGTTTAAACCATATAAAGCTATTTTAACTGTGGTTGGTTACGGTAATCACGAAACAGCAATTATTAAGTATCAAGAAACAGACGTACTTCAGCGATTTGTAGATTTATTTAACTTAACCCATAGCGCAAATATTTATTCAGGTGGTTATGGTGGTTGGATGATATACGAATTAAAGCCTTATCAAAAATCTGGAGGTATGAGTTTTAAGCATAAATACTTTCATGGTTCAGGTGGTGGTGGTATAGTAACAAAAGGAGCTATTAACTTAACTAGAGCAACGGAAATGTATGGCGGTTTTGATATTTTTTCAATAGGGCATATACACGAAAACAGTTGTAGAAATGATGCTGTCGAAATTTTAAAAACACATAGAGGTAAATACAGCGTAGATTTAAAATCTATTCATTTAACTATTACTGGTTGTTATAAAGAGGAGTACGGCGATGGTTCAAAAGGTTGGCACATAGAAAGAGGTGCGCCACCTAAAACAGTTGGAGGTCGAATATTAGAAATTGAAACGAAAAGAGTTGTAGTGGATGGTTGCAGAGAACACGTGTTTTGTATTGATAGTAAAAAATTCCCAGTATTATGAAGTACTTAATTATTATTTTATTGTTGGCTAGTTGCACACCTCAAAAACGCTTAGCAAGGCTAGTTAAAAAGAACCCAGAACTTATAAGAGTTGACACCGTAACCGTTACCGATACTTTTACTATAATAACACCCAGGACGCAAATAGACACGTTTTATTCGATTAAACAGCTTATTGATACTGTAAGACTAGAGAAAGAGAATTTAAGAATTTTAACGTACCTTAAAAATGATACTATCTACTTAGACGCTGAATGTGATACTTTAGTTGTTGAAAAGATCAGAACGGTAAAAGTTCCAACAAAGACAATAGAGGTAAAAGACGAGAGTTTTTGGCAAAGTAGATGGTTTAAATTTTTATTTATAGTTATTTTTGTAGCCTTATTGATTAGATACTTACTATCTAAACAGTAATAAAAACGGCGCTTTTAGAAAAACTTTGCATTAATTTGTGAAGTTTTTTTTGTTTTTGCTTGTTTATTAATAAAGTTTACATACCTTTGTTGAAACGAAAAAAAATAAAGTTATGAAAACAGTAAACAACAAATTCAAAAGTAAAGTTTTTAAAGCAGCGTGGACAAATTTTAAAAAGTCTGCTAAATCTTTTTCGGATTGCTTAAAGTCTGCTTGGGCTTGGGCGAAAAAAACGCTTTCTCAATCAGAGTATACGCTAGTACCTAATTGTAATGAAGTAAAAGAAACAGCTAAGGCAATTCTTGTAGATTTAGGTGGTTACAACGAGTGGATACCTAAATCAGTTCTAGGTGATATGAATGTATCAGTTGGCGACGGTAACTTCATGCAAGTAAAAACATGGTTTGTAAATAAAAATTTAAAATAAAAATCATTAATCTAAATAAATTACTTATATTTGCCTAAACGAAAAAAAATAAAGTTATGTTAGAAATAAAAATCACAAACAAAGAAAAATTTAAACAAGTATCAACAGTTGATTTGTCTGGAGCTGGCAAATACATTTTTCAAGGTGCATTTAACGGCAATGTATGTGTATATCTTGAAAACGGTGAAACAATTGAAAGCGATGGAGAACACGGAGCGAATGACTGGAATCAAGAGTTTGGATTTATTGTAATTGAAAAATAAAATAAAATTATGGAAACAATTAAATATTATCACAAAAATAGTGGCGTATTAGCGTTCGAGAAAGCAACGTATTCAGACGGTTATAGTAGCGAAAGCACCTACGACGAAAAAGGTAATGAACGAACTTTTAAAGATTCAAACGGAGTTTATATGATTAAACAAAAAGAAGTAACCAAAGAAGAGTTTGAAGCTTTTATTCACAACCAAAACAGACCATGCGTTGGTAAAAAAGTTTTAGTTGACGGAGTAGAATATGAATTAAAATAAAATTATGGATAAGAAAACAGCCGAAAAGATTTTAGATATTCACGAACGTATCGAATCAATCGAATCAATGATGAAGGTCGAGAAAAGCAATTTAAGGACTGCAAAAGCGATTGATAGTATAAAGCTTCAAGAAAAGGAAAACAACTGTATAAAGGCGTCTATTAAAGCAATAGACAAGTATGCGCAAATGATAAACAAGTTGTCGGTAAACAGAGATTATCTACTTCACCAAAAACTGATGTTAGAAATGGAGTTAGATAGTAATTTTAATTTGAATAGAGAAATACAGATTAAAGCTAAGTTGGAATTAATAAACGAAATAATAAAATAAGCCATGAAAAAATTATTTAAAAAACCAGAAACAAAAAAAGCAAACAGAATAATTAGATTTTCTAAGCCTTTGGTAAAAAGACAAAATGAAAAGTTTGTTTTAGTAAGTTATGTAACTCCGAACGGATTGAAAAAGAACTTAAAATTTGAGGACTTTTCAGATGCAGAGTATATTGGAATGACTGGAATTTACTACACTTTTTTATTCAGAGGTATACACGGACAAGATGCGCCGATAATGGGATATTGCATATTAAAAAGAATTTAGTATATTTGACAAACAAAAATAATTTTATGGACATAACAGAGGAGAAACTAATTCAGCTGTATGATGCCATTGACGAACAACCTTATATTAAAATAACTTTTTTACTTAAAGACTTAGACTTGCATACGTCAACAGTCAAGGCAATGAAAAATTTAAACTACATAGGTTTTGAAGATGGCAGGCACTACTGGGTGGACGAAATGATACCTATAGATAATATAATGGTATTGAATATTGAGAAAGAAATTAAGAATTTAAATAAACGAAAAACAAAGATAAAAAGATGAGTAAAGATAATTTAGAGCTTTGGAATAAAGTGGAGAAAACAAATCCAAAGTACACAAATAAAGCAAAGGTAGGAGGTAACAGCATTACCTCTATTGCTCCACAATATCAAATACTAAACGCTACGGAACAATTCGGAAATTATGGTAAGACTTGGGGATTTAAAAATATACAATTAGATTACTCTATAACAAATACACCTGTAAATCTAAACGTGGTTGATTGGGATACAAAAAAAAGTGAAAAAATAAACTCTATTTTAGGTTTAGTAGGTTTTAAAGCGACATTTTTTTATCCAGATGGCGAATTTGAGATAACTAACTCAATTAAAATTTTTACGGATAATAAGCATAGCAAAATAGATGATAATTTTGCAAAGAAATTAGAAACAGATGCTCTAACTAAAGCGCTATCTAAATTAGGATTTAATGCTGATATTTTCTTGGGTAAATTTGATGATGTTAGATATGTTGAAGAAATGAAAAAAGAATTTGCTGAACCAATTAAAAAGAAAGTATTAACAGACAGACAGTTCGACGTTTTATGTAGTGATAAAGCAGTACTTGCAAATATTGTAACAGCCTTAAAGATGTACGAGATGTCAGAAGCTCAAAGAAAAGTATTAACGCTTAAAAAAGCAGACCTAGAAAAATCGTAAATTATGGACTTTTTTAAAGATATGAAAAACGGTAAGCAGTACGCAAATATATCTTGTACTCTGAACGTGTACGCTTATCTAGTAGATAGTAACTTTGTTTTAGAAAAAGATTTTAGACTAAACACTATTAAGCAAAAAAACGAGTTGCACAATGATAGTGAAGTTTTAAGAGATATGTACAAAAAGCAAAGAAAGCTAAACGACCAGATTAGAATAGAAGAACAAAAATTAAATCATAAATAAATAAATAAATAAATTATGGAATTAGTAAAAGGAAAAATCAAGTTAATCGCAGAAACTCAAACGTTTGATTCTGGATTTACAAAAAGACAGTTAGTAGTTACAACAGATGAAACGTACACACAAGATGTAGCAATAGACTTTGTAAAAGACAAATGCGACGTTTTAAACGCTTATAAAGCTGGTGATAGTGTTGAAGTAGGTATAAACATACGAGGGAACGAATACAATGGCAAGTACTATGTTAGTTTGCAAGGCTGGAAAATTAGCAAAGCAGAAGCAGTTGCAAGTACTGGTGATGAGTTACAAGATGACGATTTGAGCTTTTTAGACTAAACCAAAAACAGGGCGCATCGTTAAGTTGGTGCGCCTTTATTAAAACGAAAACATGGAATACAAAGAGAGATGGCTAACCAAAAAGAAACGCCAATTTATTCAAGATTATTTGATAGATTACTTAGCCGATAGAATTACTAAAAAAGAGATTCAAGTTAAGTTTGAAAAGAAATTTAAAGTAACAGATAACAGCTTTTACAACATTTGGAGACGAGTTGGCGATGAGTGTTACTATAACAACTACCGTAAAGATAGAAGCGATTTTGTGGTAAATGAGGACGACTTAAAAGGGTTGCACCAGATGCCTAAGAATTGGCAGATGTTAAAATATAAAAATGAATTAACTATTGCAGATTTAAAATAAATAGTTATATTTGTGCAAACGAAAATTATTAATTATGAATGAATACAAAAAATTCTTAGAAAAAAAGAAACATTTGATAGGTAATTTTGGATTTGAAGCAAATTTTATTCCATATTGCGCTTTTGACTTTCAAGAATATGTAATACGTAAAGCTGTTAAAAAAGGGCGTACCGCTGTTTTTTTAGATACGGGATTAGGAAAAACTTTAGTTCAATTATCTATTGCTAAAAACATTATAAACCATACTAACAAAAAAGTATTAATACTTTGTCCGTTAGCGGTTGGACATCAATTTATCAAAGAATCTATTGATAGAAATATTACAGATGATATTGAAATATCTAAAGACGGTAAACACACTAAAAAAATAGTAGTTGCTAATTACGAGCGTTTACATTATTTTGAATCAAAAGATTTTGAATGTGTTATATTAG